GCCCGACCCGTTAAAAACTAGGCAACAGTGATTGTGTTACCAACCAAAGCTGTACCAGAGGTAGGAGTTGTCCAACCACCAATGGCATTTGAAACTACCGCACAGGACTCATCACTGCAAGCAATACCAGTTGTACCTTGTACCCCACCGATAGAACCAGCCATGACTAAGTTGCTCATAATGGCAACATCGCAACCTGTCACATCAATACCTGTAGTAACAGATTGACCTGTTATACCAGAGCCAAGAATCTTGTTATCCTCTATAATACCCATATGGGCATTAGTAGAGTAGATTGAGTATGCACTGCAACCTATAAGAGCATTTCCACTTATATTGAAAAGAACAAGTTCACCTTCAGCATGGATACCAGTAACAGATGTACCGATTGTTCCGCTTGCTAAACCAGCCTGTTTATTGTAGAATCTACAATCTGATACAGATAGTTTAGTTATGGATGAACCTAAGTTAACTAATAGCATTTTAACGCTATTTGCGTAGGCATTAAAGGATATTCCCTTTATTTCTACTTGATTACCAGTATAACTAACAAAGTTAAATATGGATTCTCCGGCAGTATCCTGATATAAACTTGGGTTTGATAGTACTCCATTAGCCACGGAGACGCCTTCTATGCTCAAGTTATTTACGTCTATACTTTTGCTAGCCCCAACATCTTGTGAAGTAGTCGTAGGCAACACATACAATTTAGAACCATATATATCAGTAACGGAAGCATCCAGGCTAACACATTTATCCAAAGCAGCTGCTAAGGATATTGGTGCCTCTGGTGTTTTTCCACTATTTCCTGCTAGTCCTTTCTCGAAACTTACAAAGTACTGGTCTCTTGCTTCTACTGTATTTGGGTCGCTTACGAGACCCCCGCCCACTCTGGGCCTTTTCTGACTCGGTTTCATTTAAATTTTCCTCCAATTTAACCTCTACTTGTAAGGTAAGTAGTAGGTATTTGGAGCCCCAATTAAGGGGCTCCGTTTATATAGACTGTTATTACTAAGCGGTTCCAGGTGAACCGACAATATCCCTATAGTTTGACCAACCAGTTGCGAATCTTTGGAACGTATCATACATGATTGTCCTAGACGCATCAACCTGTGGGTTAATTTCTGTAGAAATATCAAATCGTTTTGCGAAGTAAATCTCCTCTGGTTCAGCCATAACAAAGAACGCATCCGCATCAGTTAGTCTGTCATTGATGACAACTTTTAACCCTGCTTGTACCTTTGGGGTAACTGCGTTAGTGTCCGTTTCTGAATCCCTTGGAGACATTACCAATTCCTCTGCATCAAACATAAGTTCGTTAGGAACAACGAGTTTCATAGGTTTTTTTGAAACTGGAATTTCTTTTTGGTCAACAAACTGCCTCATCAATAGAATCATATCACGAAGCGATTGTTTTTCTAACGTGGCTGGGTTTGTTAATTCGTTCTGTTGGGTACCAGAAACTTTTGGATGCAATAATGAGCACAACTCTACACTGTCATAACCAGTATAAGAGCCATTAAATGCCCTATTAAGCACATTAGCCACTGCTACTTCCCTAGATTCATTGGCTGCGATTGCTGCTAATTTAGGAAGTTCACGAATCTTTCCATATTGGTCATCATCAATCATTTCCTTGGTGATTTTCCAATAAGCTCCATATGCTACCGCAGTAAGAGTGATTGTGTACTGTGAAGTAGAATCATCTTGCGTAGGAGCACTTCCTTCTGTTTTCGTTCCCATTGCACTAAAACCAGTTATCCCATGAGATACCCAAGTTTTGTTATCCATCTGAATTTCTTTTGAGATTTCTAGATACTGTCTGGGCAGTCTATCCCAATTTTCATTGAAGATTTTTTCATACCCTTTAGTAACTAGATTGACCAACGTGCTGGTCGTAATATTTGCTGCCATCTAATTATCCTCCGTTTTTGTTTTGTGTAACATCAATAGTCATAGGACTTATACGACCGAAATTTTTATTATTCCCTTTAACAGCACCTTCACTGATAAGATTCCTTTTTTCATTGTCATCTCTTTTTGCTTTAGCGTCTTTCACAGAGATGCACATTAAAATGAATGGTCCTACCTCGAACAGTCCTTTATCGGAACTAGAATTTCTGTCTCCAGATACTTTAAGGTCTGGGTGCTCTTCTTTTTTGCAAAGAGACCATCCGTCCCAAAGGTAATCATCCTTGCGTTTTGGTCCTACAAATTTATAAGACATCGCTGGGTCTTTACCAAGTATCTTATATTTATCCTTCAACATTTCTTGATTATCTATTTCTTTTTCTTTTTTGTCTGACATTAGACTACCTCCTCGAATGATTTTGAGTCTAGACCAAGCTTACTAGCTATCACACGCTCAGATTCGGGCATATTATCCCAAGCAGGACTATCTTTACTTTTGCTTGATGGTTGTTTTAGGCCACCTTGCTTAGATTTTTCAATCTTCTTGATTTTTATTTCATCTGCAATCTTACCCTTCTCTTTTTCAAATTCAGCTAGTTTTAATTGAGATTTAACAAGTTCGGCAGCCATTTCTGCATTACCTATATCAATCTTTCTAGCCTTCATTAAAGCATCTGTCTGCTTATACATTTCACTGTTAGTATCTTTTAACTCTGGGTATTTAACTGTTAAGTCATTCCATACTTGTGTTTTGTACGCAAACTCAGCATCCCGTTGGTTTATGATTGCCTGTGCCCGCTCTTCGCTTAAAGTAACAATGTTCTTGGCATACTCAATCGGGTCGGTTATGTCAGCCAATTTAGCAAATTTATCCTCTGCTAGTTTCTTTTCCTCTGGTTTTGTAGATTGAATCGACTCTGCCAGTTTTTGGTAGTAGTCAGCTCTTTTCCTCTCAAGACCAAGTTCCTCGCCTAATCGTCCTTTCAACTTCAATAGGTCCGAGTGCTCTGTTTTAAGACTTTCAATGTCTATTTCAGGCTCTTCTTTCTTTTCGGCAGGTTTCTCTTCGTCCTGCTTTGCACTAGGTTCCTCTTTTTTAGAGGTATCAAGTTTAGGCTCATCCTCTTTAATTTCATTTTCCAACGCTTTGGACATTACATCTGTAGCATCAGAGATAAAACTATTCGGGGCTTCCTTAATATCGTCTCCCATATAGAGTTCCCTCCTGTTTTATTTTTTCTTTTCTGATAACCGTATATTCTATTGGCACACCTCCTTGTTTATTCTTCGTCTGAAAATTCATTTAATAAAGTATTCCTAGCCTCTATCTTTGCTTTTATAAGTTTTACTTCCATACCAAGTTGAGCATTATCTTTGCTTGAGACAACTAATCCTATAATTGTTCTCTCATCAAGAGAGTTTAGCTCTTCTACTACTTTTTTAATATCTCTTTGTTTAGCCATTACCTGTCCCCTCAGTGTTTATATTCTGAGTTTGCATAGCACCTTTTATTGCGTCGGATTCGCTACCTGCCGGAGTGTTCATAATAGATTGCGGGTTCATTCCCCCTTTGTTCTGTGCTTCTATCTGAGGTGGTACAAAAGGTCTTGGTGGTGTAGTAGGCACTGGACCTAAGTAGGTCTGCACTTCTTTATCATTTATGTTAGGGTGTAGACTTTTTAGAACGTCAGATTTTATCTTCCACTTACCAGAAGGAGGGACTGTCCCATCATCTTTAAATACAGTGTAAGTATCAAATACCCGTTTATTTGTAACAGCATCGTGCTCCATTTTCATAGAACCTAAACTTCTAAATTTAATCTTTTCAAACCCATCTCCATACACATTATCCCTAACAAAAGACTGTAATGTTTCTGATTCGTCACCAATTACTTTAAATACCCTACTTGAGTATGAATCCCAATTATAAAATACCAGAAGTATATAGTCATTTAGGAATGGTTCAATTATATTTTCTTCTATATTTGAGAGAAAATCTTTAATTCTTTCGGTAGACATCTGCAAAAGTCTTTCAAACTCGTGGGCTGTATCAACCCCAGAGGGCGACTCTCCACCAAGTGAGTTAGAAACACCATGATGAGCGTTAATGTCCCCCCTTAATTGATTTTGTACAGCCATCATAGCAGCGGACACATCTTCAAACTGTATAGGTTTGTAAGCATTATTGGGGTCTGCGACACCAATCATCTTACCGACCTTCATCTTCATTTGGCGTTTATTTATACCTGCTGTGTTTGAATAAAATCCCATTCCATATCCACGCCTCATTGCATTTTGATATATAATAGTTTGAGCATCATTTAACTGAATTTGCTCATTCCAAACCATCTCTGGTATACCAATCCCTAGCTGTTTACCTTTACGCCTGAAAAGAACAGTTTTGTAAAATGGTTTATGCCCTAGCTTGTAGGGGTCTTTTTCAACGCTAAGACAAATGTCGGGGTGGTCTTTGGATATTACTATCCTACATAGGGTAGGAGTTCTATTCCCATCATAATCATAGTCTGCCCAAACATTTATTAATTCTACAGAAACTTTTTTATTCTTGTCTTCTTCTGATAATCCATCATAAATTTTATCTTTTAATACACTAACATTGTGATACATTCCCTCACCAGTAGATTTATCATACTCTAACCGTTCTAGTGTTGCAAAATCGGTTGTTTCCCACTGAGCCAAGTCTGTATCGCAAAGGTCTTCTCCAGATTCTACGTTTACAAATATTCTATCATATGAGCATGGCACCATTTTACCTCTATCATTTGATTCCTCATAAAATTCTGGGGTAAGAACTTTTTTCTTTATCTCTCTAGGTGCTTCAACTACCTCTCCACTGTTCAACTTTAGCTTCTCTTTAGTATAAGACGATACCTCTTTCGATTCAATTTTCATGGAACGAGATGTTGATGAATCCCATTCCAATTTGTGCCACATTGTTCCTTCTACACAGTAGTCCTCACAAGATTTTTTATAATTTACATCATATTTCATTGCTTCTAAATCTGTAAGAACCATACTCCGTAAAAGATTTAATTTGTCTTTATTCTCTAGTCCTCCAGGGGCATATCTATAATCAAATCTGTCAGAAGAGCCTGGGGCAAGCATTTTAAGCCTGGTGGCTAAGTTATCACAAGCCTTATGAGTTTCTGGTATAAAAATCTTAGAAAGTACATTATCATCATCTATGTTAGTGGTAACAGGTATACTATCGTAATGTTTGCGCCACTTATTTTTAGCTTTTGAGTGATATGGTTTACTCGAAGACTCTAACTCTTTATAAAGTTTTCCAGCAAACTTAGCTGCTTTTTTAAGTTCAGCTTTCGATAATCCTTTATATTCTTTATCCGATTCTTCCATAATTTCCTCCAATTAAAATATAGGTCTTCCTAAGGGAGAATAGTCAATATCATCATTGCTATTATCATCATCTCTATCGTCCCAAAAAGAAAGATTCTTAATATTATCGATTGCATAACACATAGCCTCATGAACGTCTTCATACTTCTTATCTTTCTTAGGTTTCTCTTTTGAGTCTAGAACTAAACCACCACGCATACCAGCAATTAAAAGTATACAACTTTTATCAAATACTATCCCTGGTTTATTATGATTATAGTTTGGGTCTAATAATTTTTCTACTTTCTGAACCCTCTTTTCAATACTCGTCCTTTGGTAAGTAGGGTAAATATTATAGGCAGACATCATCTCAATATTACTGAACTGAGATTTATCCCCTCTCTGTACACCACCATAAGGGTCACAACAATCTATAAATTTTGCTTTAGTAAAACATTCTTTAGATAATAAAAGAACTTTATTTATAAACTCAGAAAAGTGCATATCACTTCCCAAAAATTCTTTTAATACATAAATCTGGTTTGCATCTTTATCATCCTGAATCCATATACAGGCTGGCCTCTTTCTTCCAAAATCCCAACCCCTTATAACTTCATACTTAGGGTTGAATTTAAGCCACGCTGTGTGTATATCAACATCAAAGGTATGATATACTGGGTCTCCTTCTCCACTTGAGAAGTCAAGTTCCATTTCACGGTTCCACTTATTAACTGGGTAGCCTTTTCTTGAATTAGATATAAACTCTTCATCTTTATCTGGATTAGCTGTGTAGTGAACACTGACTACTACAAAACCATTTTTATTCTTTCTTGTCTCTATGCCCTTAAATTCCTTCTTCATAATATCCCCAAACTCTGTACGTTTTTACACATCTAAAATCTGAGTTTATTGGTTCACTAATCCCTCTTGAAAAGAATACTTTTGAACCAACTTTAAACTTATCCGAACTAATCACCTCTCCAACCTCAATATTATACTGGGCGGTTTCCCATTGTTTACCAGAATACACATCGTCAGGCATGAGCATACCTAAAGTGTTCTTTAGATTTACATTGCGTATAACAACATTGTCATTTACTGGAGTATACTTACTCATAATTTTTCCACTGTTCCTCTATGTCGTGAACAAGGTAATAGAAGAAGTTCTCTCCATTAGGAGTACCTACACCGATGTATTTACCACCGCCATCGATAGACGGCTTACTTGCAAAGTATGCTTCATCAGATTCCTCTTGGTGCGACATCTCATCCGAAAACAGAATAGAGCATGTCTTACCACGAACTTGGTCTTTCCCTTGTTTTGCTATGATAATGCGACTATTCATGGTTGGGAACTCAAGTTTACCATAAATCTGGTTTGCATCATCAAATTTCAATTCTACTGGCAGGTGGTTGTAAATAAACTTAACCCTATCCAGCATATCGTTTGCGTCTTCCGCTGTAACCTTCTGAATGATTATCAAGGACCCTTTATGCGTTAAAGCATACCATAAACACAAAGCACAAAATATCCAACTTACCATTACCTGCCGAGATTTCGGCACCAGTATCTTGTCATATCTCTGAAATAATCGCGTCAAATAGCGTAAATATCGATGGTTGGGGAACTTCTTTTCAGGATTTACTTTATCATGCTCGTCCGTTGTATAGCAAAATTCCTGAACAAACACCCAAGGGTCCTTCTTAGCGGTTGCTATCAGTATCAGTCTCTCCAGATACTTTTGGCCCCTCTCGTTTAAGTCCTTTAATACCATCCAATACCTCACATTGTGGGCAGACCGTTCCTACCCCTAATTTAAATATCTTACCACAAACCGTGCATCCCTGAATTTTACGTCCAGGATGCGTCCAACCTTTTGGCATAAGTCACCTTATTAGTGTCAAATTTGCTGCTGGCTCAAGTCTACCACAAAGATACATAAAGGGTAGGTCCTACGCCTAACTCTTCACCTAGGGCCTGGAATTAGGCGTAGGAC